AAAAACGCCGCAGACGAGCCCACAGAGGAGCAACTGCGCCGTGCTGAACAAATGAAACGCGAGTACCGTAATTTTTTGGAGTATAACGGAGACGAGCAGGAATGAAAAGCTTAATCGAGATGCGGTGTATAAGAGGGAATTTCGTCAAAATTAGGATATATACCGCAATTATGACAAACGCAATTACCGATATTAGGAGTATTGCAACACCTGCAAAACCAATCGTCAGGGTAATCGGTTATATCGGGATAAACAGGTGGAAGAGAATTGAATTTCATGAATTTTTTATAGAGCCTTCTTTTTCGTAACTGTATCAGAATATAGGATATAGCAAAAAAGAATACTGCAATACAAAGGCGAATTATTATATAAGAAATATTATATTGTGACACAATAGCAGCAATAACTTCTAATAAATTAATAATTCCTAAAGCGATAGTCCAACCGCCTAATCCGTATTTTTTTAACGGACGCCATATTAATCCTATAAGAAAAACATTTGAAAGATAGCTATTGGTCGCTTTCGCTTCTTGATATTCCATAAATTTTTGCCAATCAGGTTCGGTAGACCGTATTATGATAGGCTTGGTGCTGACACGTCGGGGCTTTGGTGGCGGCGGAGTGTAATTGTCGTCATCGTTATATTCGAATTGTGGTATGTATTCTTTTTTCTTCATAAAGAGCCTCCATAATAAAAAAGTGTGCAGCCGAGGCTACACACCGAAAAATGCAGCTCCGAATGCTGCCACGCATTTTTTGAATATTCTTTACCTAAGTGCAAAGATATAGAGCGCATTTTTACCATAGTAAAATGCACTATCGATAAAAAAATATTCAAATACGTGGCAAAAAAATTTTATCACATATATTACCAAAAAGCAAGAAAAGATTTTAAGTAATCATCGCAAAAATGCGTTGATATATAAAAACCGCCCTCACCATGGGCAAAAGGAGTAATTGATAATGGATGAAACCATGAACACGGAGGCTTTGAGCACCACATCAGAGCAGACGGAGACACACGAGGCAACTACCGAGGAACAGCAGACCGCCACCGCATCACAGGAGCAGTCAAGCCCCGAGGAAGGCGCCGCACAGAGCGGCGAGGGCATGAGCGCCGCTACCCAGCAGGAAGAACAGCCGTACATGATAGCGCGCTTTAACCATGAGGACAAGCCGCTGTCTCGCGAAGAAGCTACGAATTGGGCACAGCTTGGCATGAAGCATCAGGCGCTTTTTGATAGGCTTGACTACATAGCCGCGCAGAGTGATACCACGGTAGATGCTCTGATAGACGGTATGCTTGAGACTATGGAAAACACCAAGCGCACCGAGCTCAAGGAGCGCTTCGGAGAGGATGAGAGCGTTATAGAGGACCTCATGACGCTTTATCGCAACGGACAAAAGGAGAAGTACGAAAAGGTAAAGCAGGGCAGAGCCGAGCAGGCGCAAAAGACCGAACAAAGTACTAACGCGCGCATAGCATCGGAATTTTCCGCCATGAAAAAGGATTTTCCCGAGCTTACCGATTTTGCTTCGCTTCCGACAGAAGTAAAACGTGCGGCGGCGGACGGTATGCCGCTTGCCTACGCTTATCTCATGCACAATCATACCGAAAGCCGCAAAAGCGCTGCCGCGGCAAAGCAGGCAGAACAGGCGGCAAAGAAAAGCACCGGCAGTATGGCAAGCGATGAACGCGACGGCACAAGTGAAGCTGACAAGCGTTTCCTCGCGGCACTGTGGGGCAACTAAAACGAAAAGGAGTAAAAGTAAATGGCAAATTCAATAGCAAGTGCAAGTAAATATGTTGGCGAGCTTGATAAGATGATAGCTCAGGTATCAAAAACAGGTTTTCTTGCCGATAATGTATTCAAAGCAAAATTCATAGGCAGTAAAACCGTACTTCTGCCCGAGATCACCATGACAGGTATGGGAAACTATAGCCGCACAGGCGGTTATCCCAAGGGAGACACCACCCTTACATTTAAGGATTATACCCTTAAGCAGGAGCGTGGACGTCAGCTCTTTCTTGATGCTCAGGATGAAGACGAGAGCGGTGTAGCAGACCTTGCAGGCAAGCTCGCAAGTGAATATATCCGCATACATGTAGTTCCCGAGGTAGATGCCTACAATATTTCTACTATGTTTGCGGCAGCCAATACCGCAAGTCACGTTAAAGAATATGCGGAGGCAAGCGCGGTAAAGGATCTTCTTGCCGCCATCAATTCTGCTGAATCCGCTATGGGATATGACGGCTCAACCGGCCTTGTCGCATTTGTTGATCCTGTGATGTACGGACTTTTGCAGACCTCTGCCGAGCTTGAGCGTCATATCGTTATAAGCGATTTCAAGCAGGGCGAGGTAAATATGAAGGTCAAGACGCTTAACGGCTGTGCCATTATTCCGGTTTCACCCGAGAGAATGAAGAGCGCATACACCTTTAACGCGGGCGCTTCCGCAACCGCAGGCGGCTTCACTGCTGCGAGCGGTGCAAAGGATGTACGCGCAATCGTTCTTCCGAAGGACAGCGCATCGTTTGTCAAGAAGGTTGATAAGTTCGATATTCTTGATCCTTCGCAGGTTGAGGATTTTGACGCTTATAAGATCAATTTCCGCATGTATTACGATCTTATCGTCAAGAACAGCCGCAAGAACACCATATACGCTATAGCCACTGCTTAAGGTGGTAAGCGCTGCCGAGGGGTGACAATTTGTCGCCTCTCGGTTTTTTACAAAGGAGACGGAAAATGTTCATAGTGACTAATGAATATCGCTCGGCATATTACAGCATTGAAACCGAGGCACAGCGCGACGAGCTTATAAGCCGAGGATTTATTGATATCACGGAAGAAAAAAAGACCGTAAATAAAAAAACAAGCCCCAAAAAGGCTTGAAAACAGTATCGGCGTTTGATATACTTAAAAGCGGAATAAGGTAAACCTACAACGGTAGGCGGTTGGCCCTTTGAATTCAGAGGGCATTTGCCCTCTTTTAAAAAGGGGGTGATGCTATGGAGTATTATTTCCTTGTTGTTTTAGTACTTATTGTAGCCACAGGCTATATTACAAGCATAAAAAAATAAACCGCCACTCGCCAAAGTAATCGGTTTATTTAAACGGTATTTCGGCTAACCGTCTATCGGTTTGCCTTATTTCACTTGTATTATAACCGAATAAGAGATAAATGTCAAGCGTTCGTTTTTTCGGGCGCTTGATTTGTTATATACAAAAGGAGGAGTAATGTGAGCATGAAGGTCAAAACAGAACCGCAGAGTATATTTGCGGAGTACCGCAGCGGTACGGAATTTAAGGCTGGGATCGGAGCAAAGGGCATATTCGAGCAATCGAAGATAAACGAGCGGTTTTATGCGGGCGATCATTGGCACGGTGCCAAATTAGGCAATAGCCGACCGCTTGTCCGCCGCAATCTGATAAAGCGTATAGCCGATTATAAGCTGTCAAGCATAGCTTCGGCGCCTATTGCAGTCAACTTCAGCGCAGAGGGTGTACCCGATAACACTGTCAGCGAGGAGCAGGGGCGAGAGGTGTATGAAAGAGTCTCACAGCTCGGTGAGGATTTCAGCGGAGAGGTAAACGATATCGAGGTATCTACCGTAATGCGCTTTCTTACCGAGTACGGCGCGGTTTCCATGGAGCGGCTCGGGTTTAATGCTTTGGCTGCCGACACGCTTAAAAACGCCTATATCTCAGGCACAGGTATTTTATATACTTATTGGGACGAACTGTGCGAAACAGGGCTTTATGTGGATGCCGCAAAAAGTAATCCGATACGCGGAGATATCGCATGTCAGGTGCTTGACGTGGAAAACGTGGTATTCGGGGATCCCAACAGCGCCGAGGTGCAAGGTCAGCCCTTTATAATCATTTCACAGCGTAAAATATGTGAGGACGTGCGAAGGGAAGCACGCAGAAACAAACGTCCTGCCGAGGATATAGAAAACATCAAGCCCGATAACGCCGATGCGCTTTATACCAATGCAGGAACACGCGGCGAGAACGAGCCTGCAGATTCGCAGAGAGTTACGGTGCTGACCAAATTCTACAAGGAATGGGACGATGAGGGCAAGGGGTATCGCGTGATGTGCGTGCGCGTGACCGAAAAGGCGGTAGTCCGCAAGCCTTGGGATATCGGAATCAGCCTTTACCCTTTGGCAAAAATGGTGTGGGACGAGCGGAGAAGCTCTGCCTACGGTGACAGCGAGATCACCTATATGATACCGAATCAGATAGCCGTAAACCGTGCGCTTACCGCCCAAGTATGGGCAACCATGACAACAGGTATGCCGATAATGGTGGTAGACGGCGATATAATCACACAGCCGATAACCAATGAACCGGGGCAGGTGATAAGGACCTTCGGAGAAGCCGATAAGGTGGCAGGCGCGATTCGCTATGTTGTGCCGCCTTCCTTTGCGGGTCAGCTTATAACCTCGGTAAACGATCTTGCAAGTAATACGCTCTCGGACAGCGGCGCCAATGATGCGGCGCTCGGTAATATCCGTCCCGATAACGCGGCAGCGATAATACAGATGCGTGAGGCGGCCTTGCAACCCATGCAGCTCAAGCAGAACAGATACTATGCCTTTATAGAGGATGTTATGCGAATATGGGCGCAGTTCTGGCTTCACCTTTACGGCGACCGCAAGCTGAAAATACATACTGCGAGCGGCACCGCATACGTGCCATTCCATGCTTCGCGATATGAAAAGCTGATGGTCAACGCCAAGGTCGATGTGGGAGCGTCTACGCTTTGGAGCACCTCGGTAGTGGTATCTACCCTTGATGCACTTTTACAGGCGCAGATAATAACGCCCGAGCAGTATTTAGAACGTATGCCGAGCGGAATAATTCCCGATAAAACAGGTCTTATTGAAGCGATAAAGGAGCAACGCGCATTTGCCGAGCAACGTGACGCGGAGCTTTCCGATGATGCAATATTACAAAAGCTACAGCAGGAAGACCCCGAACTTTACGCGCAGTTTAGTCAACTGCCGCCCGAGGAACAGCAGGGGATGCTGCAGAGGATGAGAGGTGGTAACGCATGACAGCAAACGAGATTTTAAACCGAGCGCTTACCTTGCTCGGCTACACCGACCAAAACGGAAACGAGCAGCTTACGCGCAGGATAATGAATAAGGCGATAGCGGTTATCAATACCGTGTATGAGGATCTGTGGAGGATATGCGTGTCGGGCGTTTGTGAACAGGATCGTAGGGACAGGACTCCGGACTGTCCGCTAAGTTTTGCAGATGATTTAAGGACAGTCGGGGACGCCTGTCCCTACGCGTTTACGCCGATAGCGGGGCTTGATGCCACAATACAGCTTAAGGGGCGCGCCTTGGAAGCGTTCCCTTACGGCGTGGCGGCTTTTTTGGCGCAGGGGGAGAATGACGGAGATCAGCAGCAGCTTTGGATGTCAATGTACAACAAGAAGCGCGCAGGGCTAACGGTGTTCGAGCGCATCAACGATGTTTTTCAGGGGGCAGAAATATGAATTTTCCGATAATGAACAAACGCTCGCGACAGGGCGTTTCAATCCCTGATCTTGCAGGCGGCATAAATCTGCGCGATTCGCTTACCACCGTTCAGGATAACCAGCTTACCGATGCGGTTAATATGTGGTTCCGTGACGGCGCCTTGAGAACAAGACCGTCTTTTGTCACCGATATAGGACATTCAATACAACATGATACATGGATGTACGAAACGCGGACAATTAAAACTTTTTCTGATATTTCAATAAAAACAGGCGATAACGAAGGGGTTTTAGCTTGCGTAAGGACAACAGGAATTTCAGGAATGGAGCAAACAAGGCTTGTTTTTTTTCTTGTAGGCGATGTCTTTTCGCTGCTCGGATATATAGAGATCGGTCAAAAGGAAGGCACATATTTTGTTTTCAAACATGAGAATATTCTATATTGTTTATGCAGTGATTATACGATTTATAAATATAGCATAACTGATCATGGTGACGGTGCGAATTGGATACCTGTTAAGGCAGAGGAATACTATGCGCCCACTGTATTCACCAATGGCTTAATGGGGCCAGGTCTTTATGAATATTCGGGTGATATGTTTGAAGGGGAAAACATTATAGGTTACAGTTCAAAATATGTATATTCGACGGTTAATACAGGTGTCAGCGATGACGGAAACCACCTTTTGGATTTTGTTATTCCAATTCCAAGCAATAGAGCAGTAGTAAGGGTAGAAGCAACGTTGACAGGTGGAGAACTTATGTGGAAAAGCAGAAATTCTTCTGATAATGCGGTTCCGAGATCGATAAAACATGTTATAGATATGGTTAATGATATTCTTCCTGACAGTGATCCAAGAAAAGCCGGCAACTGGCGTCACGAAATAAGAAAATCCAATGACGCTATGGAGCGAGATAATTTGTGGATGGCGGCAAACCAATGGAAAAATAAAGATATTGTGGAAATAGGCTTTTCTTATGGTGTGCCGGATACCTTCGATGAGGATGGGAATGCTATATGGAAAAATGACGATACAAAAAACAATCAGGACACATGGGCAATAATTCCAGACGGTGCGAATAAAATCCCTGACAATTTCGAAATAATTGTTTATTACAGTGAAGTCGGAGTTAAAGCAAACAAGGTTTTTAATATGAATTCTTGTACATGGTTCGGCGGTGCATCGGCAGGGTTAAACGGCGGTACGCGCCTTTTCCTATGCGGTAACACTAACGAGGGAGAGGAAAACCTTGTGTTGTGGTCGGGGCTTAATGAGCCGTTATATTTCAGTGAAAACTGCTATGCCTATGTAGGAGACAAGGACAGCCGCGTAACCGCGTTCGGTAAGCAATCGGATATGCTTGTGATCTTTAAGGAAAACGAAACATATTTTACACGATACACCCGAAACAACAGCATTACTGCGGAAGCACTTATAGATCAATCGGTAGTGGATTATACGGCAAACAGTGTATATTTTCCATTAACACTTATTCATTCACAGATAGGCTGTGATCTGCCCGACAGCATCCAGCTATGCCGCAACCGCCTTGTATGGACAAAAACTAACGGCAAGGTATACACGCTTGTAACGAACGACCAATACAGCGAGCGGAATATATACGAGGTCGGAGAGATGGCCGAAAGGCACATAAAAGAAAACACGCAAAGCAATACCGTGAGTTCAAGCGACTGGGAAGGATATTACGTACTGTTTTGCGGTGCAAACATGTATCTGATGGATTACAATTCGAGCGGATATCAATATATTTATTCGTATCAGAAGAACGAAGACGCCAATGTCAGAATCCCTTGGTATAAGTGGCATTTGCCTTACACAACAAAAAATCGGGCATCTGTTGAATACAAGGATGCAAAGGTTTTTTATACTGGGTCACATCTCTGGGTGTTTGCTGCAGGAAATTCGGGTGTTACGGTATATTGGTTTGATACGAACAAACAAGGCGGAGACGTAGCAATACCGAATGTAATTGAGCAACAGATCCCCATCCATTCCTCCCTTACTACAAAGCTGTTTGATTTCGGCGCGGCAGGGTACAGAAAGAACGTGGACACAGTGCAGTTAATGCTCGGCAATAACGGCGGCGCTCCGATAAGCGTAGGCTTTGTGACCGACTGCGGCACCGAGTATGACGAAATATCGCTTGACGGTGACGATCGCGACAGCTACAGCGCAGGGCATATTTCAGCGCTGACACTCTCGCCCTGCATACGCTCGGTACTGCGCTTCGGCGTGAAGTTAGAGAGCGACGGTCCATTGATCGTTGACGGAATGACGCTCGGATACAGAATTTTAGGAGGTGCAAGATAATGGCAGTAAGAACGATAACCTATACCGTTACGGCTGACGGAGTAAGCCCTGCAAGCATACAGAGCGCAGGCGTTCAGAATGACATGAACGTTACCGAGCTGATATTTGTTTTTAGCGCAGTGATGGGCGGAATAATGATAAACGGCAAGAATCTGTTTTACCGTTTTGATTGCGTTGACGGTGCCGGCGGTAAATTTTCGACCATAGCAAACGAAGTGGATTATGAAAAACCCACTGCAAGCTTTTTGATCGGAGAGCGGCTCACCCGATACGGCGGAAACGTCTCGGTCTGCCTTGTGCTGACACGTATCGGAAAGAATAAGCAGGGAGAAGACGTTACCGAAGCGGAAATGTACTGTCACCCTGTAAATATCCGCCTTAAAGCTTTGCCGCAGGGACACCACACCGACGGCGGCGACCGCGAAAGCATTACAACGCTTGCGGAGAATACAAAAGCGGCGGCAGAAAAGGCTGCAGAAGCAGAAGCGCAGGCAGGGACATGGTATGCCGCAGCTTCAATTTCGGCACAGAGATCGGAAGAAGCAGCTGAAAGGGCAGAAGAAGCAGCTAACAGTGTTAAGGTAGTAGGCGCTCAAGTAACCGATGACGGTGGGCTGGTTATATATTATAACAGCGGAACGATCTATGCGGGTAATGTTATCGGACCGAAAGGTGACAAAGGTGACAAGGGAGAAAAAGGAGACCCCGGACCGCAAGGTATTCAGGGAATACAGGGCGAAAAGGGAGATAAAGGTGAGAAGGGAGATAAGGGCGCCGATGCCGTAACCGATCCGACGTATTCCCCCACAAGCACCAACGCACAGAGCGGTATAGCCGTTGAAGAAGCCAAGCGACAGACGGAAGCTTATGCAAATAAAACCTTTGCCTCTGCCGTCCGCAACACATCAAGCGGAGATCTAGTAAAGGTAAGCGATGTATCACCTATCGAGCATGAGTTGGATGTAAAGATTACAAGTAAAAAAGAAATAGAAAATAAAGTAGATATATCACAATTATCAACACAAACGGCAAGTGATGGAACCACTTTTACAAACAATGGTGATGGTACTTTTACGATAACAACAAATGCCTCAAATTTTTATTTTACTCTAAATAAAACACTTCAAGAAATTTGCCCTACAATACAAGGCAATGATTACGTAACTTTTTATTTTGAGGCTGAAGGAAATTATGAGGGTAAAATAGGTTTTACCAATGGACCTACAACGGTATTTGAAGGCGAAAGACATACATCAACTTATAAATGGAGTGATTATGCTTTTTCGCAGCCTACATTTTATATTATAAATGGCTCTTACAACGGCCCGGTAACAATTAAAAACTTCAAAATCGGCACGGCAACGGGGGAGTCGATAGTAGAAGATTTAACTACCGTTAGCGTAACTGCACAAGGTAAAAATATTATACCTTTCCCTTATGTTGACGCTTCTGAATGGCAGTCTGGTGGAATTACTTATACAGTAAATAATGATGGTTCTGTACATGCAAAAGGAACAACTACAGGGACTTCTGTTTTTAGATTGGCTACTGATGGTGTTGACTTAAAGGATGGAGTTTCTTATGTGGTTAGTTGCGGTCATTTAACAAGAAAGATATATGTCACTTATAATGATGGCTCGGGACAGTCTGATAGTTACTGGGGAAACCTTAATAATGCTGCACCTCTTGTTTGGAAAAAGGAGTACAAGTTAAAATCTGTAAATATACAGTATTTGTCTGCTGGTTCTTATATTGATGAAGTAATCTATCCACAGATTGAGGTCGGTGAGGTTGCTACCGAATATGAGCCTTATGTAGAGCCGTTTACGGTTTCTGCAAACGCAGACGGAACGGTAAAAGGTCTTATGAGCATTTCCCCAAGCATGACGCTTATGACCGACACAGCGGATGTTACGATAGACCTCGCTTATAACGCAGATACAAAAATGTATATAGACAATAAATTTGCCGAGCTTTCGGCAGCAATTTTAAATTCTTAAAGGAGAGAAAGTTATGTATAAAATTATTACAGATGTTTTAAATCGTGGTGGTTATGACCTTAAAGGCATAACCGAGAAAATCAATGCTCTTTGGGTAGAGGGCAAACTTACCGACACCGAGCGAGAAAATCTTTTAAACAAAGCACAAGACAATGCCGACAGTTCATACAGCGTTGATGTTATGCAAAAACTCAATGACCTTGAGCAGAGAGTGAGAGCCATTGAGAACAAGGATACTCCCACAGATGCAACCGCAGAGCAATACACCGTTGGCAAATGGTATTACAACGGCGATAAATGTACCTTTGAGGGCAAGGAGTATACCTGCGTAGCTCCCGAGGGCGTGGCGTGTGTTTGGTCGCCAACAGAATATCCTACATATTGGGAAAAGGAGATGTCTTAAATGTCAAGAGTATTAAAAGCAGGGGAACCGAGGATCACACAAAAGTACAGCACAGCCCATAAGGCAGTAGACCTTGTCCGTGCGCCGAGCATGGTCGAGGCGATAATCGCCCACAGCGCAGGAAAGGTAGTGTTTTGTCAGACAGGGCAGAAGAACGCCAAAGGGTCTACAGGCAATGCAAGCTACGGAAACTGCATCCGCATAGACCACGGCGGCGGTTATTCCACCCTTTACGCACATTTGTCGGAAGTCTATGTAAAGCTTGGAGACACCGTAAGGCAGGGACAGAAGATAGGCTACATGGGCAATACAGGCAACTCCTACGGCGCGCATCTGCATTTTGAGGTGCGAAAAGACAACGTCCGTATCGACCCAACGCCCTACCTTAACGCTGATTTACCGCTTCAGACTGCGCCCGATGTGATATACGCGGCGCACTACGCCAAGGGCAAATGGCTTTCTGATGTAAAGAATTATAACGAGAAGAATTCGAGCGGCTATGCAGGTCTCATCCGCCGTCCGATAGACGGCATCCGCGCACGTCTCACACGCGGTCATATCGTTTACCGTGTACATACCGTAGGCGGCAAGTATCTTGATTGGGTGCGCGACCTCGATGCCAAGCAGAACGGCTTTGCAGGTATCTACGGCAGAAACATTGACGGTGTACAGATGTATCTTGAAGACCTGCCCGAATATGCCGTAGAGTACCGTGTAGCGCCCATAGGCAAGGATTATCTGCCGTGGGTGAGAAACTGCAAGGAAAACGACCCGAACGGCTATGCAGGCATTTACGGCAGAGCTATCGACCGTGTACAAATACGTATTGTGAGGGTGTAGGCATGACGGATACGGTCATAGTCGGTCTGCTTTCGCTTGCCGGCACACTCGGCGGCTCGATGCTTGGTATCATGGCGGCAAACAAGCTCACCAATTACCGTATCGAACAGCTTGAGAAGCAGGTAGAAAAGCACAACAGCGTTATAGAGCGAGTTTATAAGCTTGAGCAGGCAGACGCGGTAGAAGAGGAAGAAATAAAGGTCATTAATCATAGGATCAATGACCTTGAGCAATATCATAAATAAGGAGCGATAACAATGAAAACAAAGGTTATTAAATGGATGAAAGCCGCTGGCATAAGAGCGGCAAAAACTGTAGCGCAGACGGCAGTAGCAATGATACCTGTAGGCGTAAGTGTTACAGAGGTCGGCTGGGCGGCTGTAGCAGGAACAGCGGCACTCGCAGGTGTTGTGTCCTTGCTCACAAGCATCGCAGGTCTGCCTGAGCTTAAGGAATAGGATGCGCGTAGGGACAGGCCTCCCGGACTGTCCGTAGCCTTCCCCTTGAGGTAATTCCCCTTGGAAGGGGAAATGTCCGAAGGACAAAGGGGTGGCCGCCTCCGGCGAGGGGAAGGTGGGGTGCGTAGCAGCTCGGATGAGGTGTGATGATTTATGTAACGGTAAATTCATTCCACCTCATCAGTCAGCAACACCTGAAAAGGGTGTTTTATTTTTTTATAAGGGTGGTATAAAAGTGACGGGAATAGCATCTGTAGACGAACGGTATAAAAAGAATATTACGGCATTGGATGGCTCCATCAAAAGAGATGTGGACGCAAGCAATGCCACACACAAAAAGCAAGCCGATACACTGACCGCGTTGTACGAGGGACAGATGGCAGAATCGGGAGCTGAATATGATGACCTCGAGCGGCAAAATGCCGTACAAAAGCTGATAAACGAACGCGATGTAGCGGAAGATATGGCAAACTTGGGGCTGACCGATTCGGGGCTCAACCGCACCCAGCAGACGGCAGTTCAGCTCTCCGCCGCAAATAACTCGGCAAAGATAGCAAGAGAAAAGCAGGCGATGTATAACGCCTTCAAGCGCGAGCTTACTTCAAGGCTTGCCGATAACGAGGCTTCACGTGCTTCTGCCGAGGCAAGCATAAGAAGCGGTTATGAAAAGCAGGCGATGGACGCGGCGGTAAGCTCCTACAATACCGATGTAGACGCATGGCAGAAGAATTATGAGGCAGGGCTTAAGGCGGCACAGGAAGCGGCGAAAGCCCAAAAAATCACAAAGCTGAATTATGGAACGTTGGCAGGAACCTATAACACCTCAAACAACAATGTTGTATATTCGGACGGCGAAGGCAACGAGGTTACCATGCGCCAAGGTGCGAATCCATATACAAATACGGTCAATAAGGATGTTTTGGATTTGGAAGGAAACTATGATAAATCAAAAGTTTTTTCAAATGGTTATCAACCTAACAACTATAAGGGCACCCCTCTTAAAAAAGCAGATAAAAAAGTAAATAAAACAACTGTGCCGTGGCGTGATGACGGTGTGGAACAGCAGGTCTGGATGGCGGACGGTAAGTATTATTTATGGCACGGACCCTCAAATAAATATGTACAAGCAAGATACAACTCAAAAGAAGAAGCGTGGGAGTTTAAGCTTTAAGGAGGAAAAGTATGTCTGAATGGATATCAACAAAAACCAATAATAAGAATATAGCCAAAGAAGAAAAGTGGTATTCGGCAAAAACAGGTCAAGCCGTAGCAAAAGCCGAACCGGACTTTCTTCCTGCCAATATTGCCTCAACGACCTTCACCGATCCGACAAAGTTTTTCCGCGCACAACAGCAATACAAGCAGAATAATCCGAACCTTTATTCGGTCATGGGCGGCAGGGCGTATAATCCTATACCGTCAGTCAATCCGACACAGCTTACAAAAGAGGACCTTGAGAAGGTGCAAACGGCGCAGGCGGCTGACGCGAAATATCGCGATCCCATACTGCGGCAGGAGCTTAAGGATAAAATGGACGCCGCAAAGTCTTTGTATGATGATTTCTATAAGGGCGAGAATGATCTGCAGACCTTTTTGAATAAGATAGGCGGAGTGGGAGGCGGCGAAGAAGCGCGCGAGAAATACAAGAAGAAATACGAGGACGCGGCGGCAGATTATTACTCTTTAACGGTCGGAAACGAGGAAATGCGCAAGCAGAGAATATCAGAGCTTGAGAGGGAAGTGGGAATACTACAGATAAAAATGCGCGAAAACCCCCAAAGCAAGAAATCGTTTGAGTCACAGCTTGATGAGGTGAGAGCCGAATTGAACGGACTTCGCACTTCTCTTTACGGTAAGGTTACAATAGGTGAATACGTAGGCGCTCATGCACTTGCAGGCGCAGATAGTGTCAGCACAGGGGTTTACAATACCCTCGGTCTGATTATCGGCAAGCCGCTTGAATGGATAGGCTGGAAAGATAATCCTGTTTTAAAGCTGAAAGAGTTCACACAGAAAAACCATGAAAGATTACAAAACGAAGCGCTGTTGGCATCAAAGGCTATGGGGGATGATTATAATGTCGGCGGTATGCTGATACAAGGAGTTGTTGCGGCTATTCCCGATGCGGCGCTCGCGTTTGCCACCGCAGGCACATCAAAAGCAGTACAGCTCGGCACAAAAGCGCCCGGTTTCTTCGCGGCATTAAGCAGAACAGCTACCAATATGGCAAAAAATCCTATGTTCTGGAGTTCCTACGTGCGTACCTTGGGAAATGATTATGACAGCGCGATAGAGGACGGTGCTTCGCCCGAGGCGGCTTTTATATATGCACAGCTTACTTCAACCCTTAATGCGGCAGTCGAAATAGGCGGCGAGACAGGACACGGCGGTATACAGACCTTGCCTGATGCGCTTAAAAACGCAGGGAAAAACAAGAGCGCTATTCTTGAATGGGTAACATCATCGCTCGATGAAGGCAAGGAAGAAGTTATCCAAAGCGTAATAAGCGACCTTAATGCAAGAATAATCTATAATTCCGATAAAAAACCCGATATCGGAGAGCTTGCAAAAGAGGGCGCTATGGGTATAGCTGTCGGCGGCATTCTCGGCGGCGGACAGATAAGCGCAAATATGATACTAAAC